CGACAGATGGAGCGAGCCACAAAGCTCGTTGTTGACCAATTGGCCGTGACCTATGGGTTGCGGTCGATGTGGGGTGCCTACTGTAGGCTGGATAAGGAAACTTCGTGTGGCCCTTTCTTCTCCTCAATGGGGTTTAAGTTTAAGAAAGATTTGCCAGATGATGTGGTGATGATGGTTGCCTCAACGTTTTGGGGTGTCCGTGAGTTGCGCGATGATCCTTTGCTGGTTTTTGGTTACAATTTGAAAGATGAGTTGTTGCCTCGACAGAAGGTTGTGGAGAAACGAACTAGGGCAGTGATTGCTGCACCCGTGATTGTGCAGGTGCTGATGGGCCAGTTTGGAGCCTTTAATGAGAGGTTGAATAGGAAGTTTAACTTGGATGAGGGTGAACTGGGTGTCGGTGCCGGATATGTGGAACAGTATGGTGGGTTTAATGACCTGGTTGCGTTATTTGATGACTTCGTGGTGAGTCGAGGGGCTCCGGGGGTGGTGCATGGAGATATGCGCCACTTTGATGAAGAGGTGGGACATATGATTATGTTCGCGCTTCAAGTTCGGATGGCCTCGTTGGAGACTCAGTTGGAGAAGAAGTTGTTTTGTGACGTTTACCTTTGGATCATGACCCATGTCTTGGTGAAGTTTCGTGATGGGACTGTGGCGTGGTTGACGATTCGTCAGATCTCAGGTCAGCCCGGAACTATGCATGATAACGGGATTATCTTGCATATTGTGCATGTTTATGCATATTTAGTTCTTGTGGGGCGAGATGACTTTTATGATTTTGTGATCCTCATGGTGATGGGGGACGATCATATGTGGGCGTCTGCTGAGCCGTTGTATGTGGCTGCGGGTGTGCGTGATGTGATAAGTCGGGATGTGGGGTTTGCCTATCATGAGCTAACCTCCCCATGTCCCGCAGACCAGTTGGAGTTTATGTCTGCGACTCCTCGCTGGGACAATGAGTTGAAGATGTTCCTTCCAAAGAGGGATGTCCGAAAGTACTTGTGCAAGCTGACGTATAGCCGTCTTGACCTCACTTTGAGTGAGTATCAGTGTATGGTTGAAGCGTTGTGTCTGCAGGTGTACCTTTGTTCTGGGGAGTTTGGGTGGGAGCTTTATCAGCTGGTTTTTCGCGAGCGGGGTTGGACTCCCCGAGAAAAGTCTACGTTCTTGCGGGCGTATATTGCCCGCCAATAGGTGCCAGTACCAGCCTGTTCCTTGGGCAGATGGTGCCCCAGGAAAAGAG